TGACAATTAGATTTTTACATGTATAATCAATATGATTCAATTAGATTTTTACATATTAGATATGTAATAGATATATAGATGTAATAATTAATTAATTATTACATACAGAAATCTAAAATACTTATATTTGATTGTATTTTGTAGAAATCTAACTCTTTTATTTAGATTTTTACATTAATATATCTATTTACATCTTTCTTTTCATATATGTAAGGCTAATCCACTATAATTTTAATATAAAATCTAATTAAAATTATATTTAGTAATTATATAGCATGTCACAACTCTCTTTATTTAAGCGTGATAATAACGTTGATAAGATCTACTACGATATTACAATAGCAAACGTTCTCTCTCAAACTACAATTCCACCCATTATCAATTTTAGGGAACAACGTCAAAATGCTTTTGTAAATAATTCAGGGGACTATTATTTTAGCATCATTAGGTTCAATTGTGATACCAACACCTTACCATTATTCATTCCAGAGATTGTACCAAACCAATCTAATATTAATTTGACAGGGTATTCAGTCACCCTTCAATATCAAAACACGGCTTTTCAAGTAAATATAATATGGTCTCCTCAAAGTGTCTTTACTCAATTACCGAGTGCTCCTAATCAAACCCCAAATAAGTTACAGGATAATGGAACTGGATACTATTATTGCTTTAACTATACTTATTTTATCCAGTTGATCCAAACGGCTTTGGATGATGCTTTTAGTCAATTACAAGCATCTGTTGGTGCTCCAATAGCAACGGCTCATGCTCCTATTATTATCTGGAATACTGACAACAATTGTGCTGGCGTATATGCTGAAAGTGCCTTCTATGATACATATCCTGTTGGTGCTGTTGCCGATCCTATTAAAATATTCTTCAATTCACCATTAGCAAATTTAATGCCTTCTTTTGTTGGAACAAATTACGGAACTACCAACGTTAGTTTAGGAAGAAATTTTCAATTGGTGGTTGGAAATTTTAATGGGGCTCAAACCATTTATTTACCCACAAGTGCTCCTGTTGGTAGCCAATATGTAGCAACAACTATATTTCAAGAATATTCTACTATCGCCTCATGGACTCCTGTCAGTTCAATCGTATTTACAAGTGCTACCCTACCTATTGTACCAAATCAATTGAGTGCTCCCCTGATATACGCTGATGGCGGAATCGTATATGCTAATGATGGTAACAATAGCAACTTCGCTCAAATCATTAGTGACTTTGTAGCGGATGGTGGTATCTATAAACCAAATCTACTTTATACTCCAACACAATTAAGGCTAATTGATTTGTATGGAAATGCTCCCATTAGTCAAATTGACATTTCTGTCTTTTGGAAATCCAAATTGGGTGAATTCTATCCTCTTCAATTGAATTCTGGTGGGGCGTGTAGTATTAAAATCATGTTTTCCAAGAAGGGTTCAATTTCCCATTAATTTAATTTAGGGCATTAAAGAATAAATATAAATTCTACAAATTTTTTTATATTTATTAATTATATAAATGTCAAGTGATTTTAGAACCTGTCTTATCCGTGATAGCCGTTTAGGAATAACTGATGAACTCACATATGCCGTTCAATCTGGCGGATCAAATGTAACCTACCAGCAATACCAAGCCATTACAGCAACAGCATCCAACATGGTTTTCAATTGTCAAATCCCAAGTGAGAGTATTGTAATCTCACGTGAAATTTTGCTCCAATCTGTGCTCTCCCTTAATTTTCAAATTTCTGGTGTCACCGCAGGTCAAGTTGCTTTTGACTACGGATTGACTGATGCTTTCCAAGCATTCCCTTTGGCTAAATTGATGACTACTTTAACAGCAACTATTAACAATTGTAATGTGTCTATCAATCTTCAAGATGTGATTGACCCCTTACTCCGTCTTAATGACAGCCGTGAATTATACAGATTTAACTCCATGACACCCACTCTTCCAGATCAAGCCTATTTAAGATACGCTGATGGTGTTGGTGCTACAAATTCCCCAATAGCCAACTACAACACCTCTTCATATGATGTGGATCAAACAGCACGTGGTGCTTTCCCTGCTTCTGTACGTGTGTATAGATACACCACGGCTGGTGGTGCTAACTACGTAGATCAATCTGTTGTTGCTACTGGTGCTGCCGGTGAGAGATGGGTTGTTTGTGTTACTGCCCTTCTTACTGAACCTCTTTTCCTTTCCCCTATTATCTTTGGTGATCCCTGCTACAATATGATGGGTTTTTCTGGAATTAACACTATGAATTTTGTTGCTAATATTGACAGCACCTGTAAGAGAGCATTCTCAACTGCTAATAACTGGACTACTATTGTTTCTTTGGGTTGCCCTGCTATTACTGGGGCTGTTCCTGCCTCACAAGTTGAGCCTTTTGTTGGTACAAGATTGTTATTCAATTTCCTTTCCACTCAACCAAGCGACCTCATTCCAGTAAGAAACGTTCTTCCTTACCAAGAGTTCCCCAGATACTTATCTCTATCTACTAATAACCCTGCTATTGTTAATGGGGCAAGTGCTACTATTTCCAGTCAAAATATTCAGTTGAATCAAATTCCTGATTACTTCATGATTTTTGCGAGAGTTCCCATGTCCCAACAAACTATTAAAAATAGTGCTTCCTTCTTACCTATCAACAGCATCTCGTGTAACTTTAACAACGCTTCTGGTCTTTTGGCGAGTGCTACTCCTCACGATCTCTGGCGTATTTCTGTTGCTAACGGCTCTACTCAATCATGGTTAGAGTTTGGTGGGTTGGCTAACGGAACAAGTGGTGCTGGTACAGGGGCTGGTGCTGTTGTTCCTACTACTGGATCTCTTTTGATTTTAGCACCTGCTTTCAATTTGTCTTTGGCTGATTACCTTTCATCCGGTTCTATCGGTCAGTACCTATTCCAGTTTAACATTAACGTTAGAAATAATACTGGGGCAAATCTTCAACCTGAAATTGTTGTGGTGTGCTGTAACTCTGGTGTCTTTACTACTATTTCTGGTTCTTCCAATATCTACACCGGTCTTCTCACCAAGCAAATGGTTTTGGATGCCAAGGAAAAGCGTGATGTACGTCCTGTGGAACAAGCCGTGTATAGACGTATGGTTGGTGGTAAAATGGGTCACTCCATGTTGAGTGCCGTTAGACGTATGCCTATGCTTTCCAAGCATCATTTAAGCGGTGTGCGAAGCGACGCAAGTGAAATGATGGCGTCAGGTCATTCTGGTGGTGGGCGAAAACCCCTTACTTCACGTCTTCACAAATACGTTTAAGTAATTAAGGAATAACAAATTAGAAAATATTATTAATAATAAAATATTTATTAATAATATAATATGTCAGTAAAACAACTTTATTTGAATTCTATACCAGCCCAATTTAACACTTTACCTTTCCAGATTCCACCAACAAATCCAGTAGTACAACCATATAAAACTTTTACGAGTGGGGCTATCACTATTCCAGCAAATACCACATTTCTAAATTTAAACTTTACACTCGCCGATACTAATATAGCACTTAACAAAGTGGTTGTCAGTCTTCAATTATTAGATGGGGTTGATTACTCATTAGCCCTACCTTTTGGAATTTCATCATGGGTTGCTAACACCCCTCCTGCTACGGATATTATAGTTTCTCTTTGGAATTCATCTGGTATTGATAAAGTTGTAACTATTAAATTTGTGGTTTTCTCTTAATTTAGAAGCATTATCATATTTTAAATATTTTATTATAGTATATAAAATGAGTTGGTCTAATTTAACTGCTTATCCTTTGAGTTCTCCATTCTATCCTACAATATTGCCTTATCAAAAATATTGTGGATGTGTTACAAATACATTTTCTAATGTCATGAATCCAAGCCAAACTTTGTCAGTAACTCAAAATATTCCTGCCCTTCCAGCCAATTCAACTATATTATTTTATTCTGTTGCTATAACTAATGAAGAGATCTATACACCAGCGGATTTAAGAGTGAGTGCTGTCCGTTTAATTAATGGTAATACTCAATATCAATACCAGATAGTAACAAGTGCTAATATAGTTGGTACTCACAGGACATATGTTACATTTAATCTTTACTATGAGAATAATGCTCCACTTTAATTAAGAGATTATATTATATTATTTATTTTATAGAGTAATATTATAATATGAGTGTGAAAACAATTTTAGCAAAACAATTTACGTATCCTTTACCTGATATTCCTCCTTATTACGAAGGTGTATTCAGTTCCACTACACTAATAGCCCAAAATGCCGTTCAAGAGTTGATAATTGATAACCTACCATCAACTGCTGATTTGGCTGTTTTAGGCATTACTGATCCAGTAATAGTATTTGGAATAACAAATGATTATAACTTTTTAGGAATGATATCTGGATTTGCTAACGTGGATTACGACACCCAGACATGTAGTGTCTGGATTTGCTACGCAAATACGCAAACTGATATAAGATTTTGGATATGTCAAGCCCAACAATAAATTTAAAATTATATTGTAATTTTTTAATATTTTATTATAATATAATATGCCGTATAACTTAACGTTGGATATACCTGTCAATAGAGATGTTGCTGAAAGGTTAAGACAAATGGACGAATGGGTTGATATGAACCCACAATATGTAGCCACAAATATTCAACCAGACCATTTTCCAAATAGGATGTTAGTTGGTGGGGCTTTTAGCCATGACTACTTACAAAGTGGTACAAATAATAGAAATACCCCTTACAATTTTGCTGAAACGATGGCTACACCAAGTGCTGGTAAATTTTCATTAGGCAAAGCCATTAAGAGTGTAGGCAAAGTAGTTAAACCTGTTGCTAAATTTGGATACGAAGAAATTTTAGTACCTGTTGCGAAAGAATTGAAAAAAGAGGGAGTCAAGGTAGCAAAAGACATGTTAAGAGAAGCCATTAGAACCGCACTATCAGGTGGAGAACCAGCCCCACCTTCTTACGAGGAAAGTTTTAGTCATCCTTCATATTCCGGACGTGGAAGAAAGCCAAAAGGTGCTGGACGCAAACCAAAGGTAGATAGAGGCGTTAGAGGTGGTAACGTGTATCCAAGTGCTACTGGTGTAATGGGTAATCAAAAATGGATGGGAGCAGAAGGAAATATTGCTTCTGTTGTTGGCGGAACACCTGTTCTAATGTCTTTACCTGCGGACGAGCCTGTAAAACGTGGAAGACGTGGTGGATCTTCTGGTGGAAAATTTAATTTGAAAAAAGCATTAACAAAAAGTACAAAAGATGTTGGTAAATTTGTTAGAGAAGATTACACACCCTTCATGGTGAATAAAGTAGCCCCAGTAGCCAAAGAAGTTGGAGTTCATTTAGGAAGAGAATTACTACCTGTTGCTTTTGAAGCCGTTGGTACTGAATTTGGTGTTCCACCTGTTGTTTCTGGTGTTGTTGGACGTGTAGTTGCTGACAGATTATTAAGTGAGAAAAATACTGGCGTAAAAGGAGGCAAACGTGGCAGACCAAAGAAATCTAAAAGTGCTGTTGCTACCAAAGCCAAAAAAAGTGGTGACAGAGGTGCTATTGTTAAAAAAGTAATGAAAGAAAAAGGATTGAATCTACCCCAAGCAAGTAAATATGTTAAGGATCATGGATTATATTAAATGATTAATTTGTAAAATTATATTATATTGTATTTATATAATATAATGAGTATTCCTTCATATCAATTTCCAAGTTTAGCAGGTGAAAATATAGCAAAACGCCGTGTAATGAAGAAAGCAAAAGAAGGCTTCCAAACAGAAGAACAAAGAGCGATTAAGTCAGGTAAAATAGGTGATGATATTAAAGGTATTTATAAATCTATTATAGCCAATTTAGAATTACAGATTTCAACTATTATTACAGCCACAGCATTAACTGAAACAATAGAACAGGATGTTACCGCCGATATAGTAAGTTATCTAATTACTACAATTGGTAAATTGGTAAATTTAGCAAGACAATTAACTATTTTGATTGGTAGTTTAGGGGACATGATTAGAAAAACAGGTAATCCAGCAAATCCATCAGTTGATATAGGAAAAATATTTTCTTTGATGGATGAAGTAGATAGAAAATATGGAAAATGGGATTTAGGGGAAGAGGAGGGAACAGGGCTTCAACGTGCTTTTTCTATAATGATTGACGCATTTAATGAGGAAGAAGATGGAACGCCCCCACAAATAGAAGGATTATTAGAAATATTTGAAGTAGCAAATGATGATAATAGGGAAATGCTACTTAAATTACAACGCAACGAATATGGTGCGGATCTAAAAGACGTACAAATTCCTATACGTGAAGGTAGAAATGTTAATCCTGACCGAGCCAGAGATATAGCAACAGGAGAAGAACGCCGTAATTTTACAGCAGATGAATATAGGATGTTAGTTGAATTAAAACGACGAGGCTATTTACGAGATGATGATTTTACAAGCGTTTATTCTGGTGAAGACGCAACCATATTTTCTGGATCAAGTGGAACATCTTATACAGAAGAAGATAGTAGTGATGAAGATGATAGTGAAGGCGATAGTGAAGGCGACAGCGACGATGACACAGGTGTTTCAACGGCTTCATTTTTAAGAGGAGATAGATCCGTAGCATCTTCACGTTCTTCATCCTCACGTGGAAATACATCATCATCTTCTTCACGTGGAAGTAGTTATAATCCATTTGGAGATTTTAGATATGTTCCAAGAGCAAGTAAGCCAACTTATTTTGATGGCAGTAGTAGCAGTTCAACTGGTTCAGGGTTGTACTCAATCCCCCAACAGCCAAAACGTGGTACAAACATGGCTTCTGGATACGCTATTCCTGTAAGATATAATTAGGTAGATTCTTTATATAGATGTAAAGTGAAAAGTAGGAAGTAAGAAGGTTAATTCTACAAGTCAATATTTCAAAGAGTAAAATATAAAAGATTATTCTAATAATTTTATAAAATGTATTAGATTATTTAGAAACAATTATAAATTGTAAAATTAATTGTAAAAATATAAAATAAAATATCTCATATATTTATATGACATATTTGGTTCAATCTGTTATTTTTGACAAGTCCATGTTTTCTTTGGAGAATGCGAAAGAGTGGCTTTTATCTAACAAGTACAAAGACAAGGGCGTTGATGAGAAGAAGAAATTCTGGCGTTTTAGACAACTTAACCCTTTGACTATTAAACGCAAAGGGTACTCTCATTATATTACCAAGCCGTTAGATGATTCTGGTGTTGAATTAATTATTGCCTACAAAGATAAGTTGGAAGGAGCAGGTAAATTAAATCAAATCAAAAAAGCACTATTTAATCATTTTAAGAAAGATGAAAAATTGGAAAGCCGTGTTGCTTCCACGTTGGGTAGAGTTAATAAAGAAGCAAATGATATTGTAAAACTTTTAGAACAACATGATAAGGCAGATGATAAACCCCAAGCCCAAATTAAAAGCGTACTCTCTAAATTAGATATTAAAAACAATAATAATATCTCTGGAAAAGGACTTAAAAAGAAGTCTTCTATATATAGTAAGGATAAAATGACAACACAAGAAGCAAAACTATACATGTCTGGAATAATGACTACTGGTGGTTCATTAGATTTGTCACAAGATTTGGCATTTAGATTAAAATATTCATTCAAGGTGAATGAGTTGAGAAAAATGCTGAAAGAATTATCAAAAGAGAAAAAAATTGAATTATCTTTCAAGGAAATTAATAAATTAAAGAAAGACGAAATTATTGACATGGTTGTTAAAGGACAATTAATTAGTGCCCCAGAATTACCTACATCCGTGGCGTTGGCTAAAAAATATAAATTAGCAGACCTTAAACGTGAAGCGTTGGAACATGCTGGATTAGGCAGATTAACAAAGGCAGATATTATTAATTATATTGAAAAAAATAACCTCTGGAAAGGTGAGGAGAAAGAACAAGAAAATATTCAATTAAATGTTACTGAAATTGTACCAGAACCAGTACCAGTTGTAAAGAAATCTAAAAAACCAAGAAAGAAACTAATTTTGGAAGAAGATGTGATGATTGAAGAAGAACCCAAGAAGGATGAATTCAAATTAGAAGAGTCTGTACCAACTGGAAATCCAAAGGAACAAATGAAAGGTATTAAGATTGGAACACGAGTCATGCCAAGTCCCAAACGTAAAGAATTGAAACCAAAAGATGATGTAATAGTAAAAGATTTAAAATTACCAACATTCATGGAATTAGATTTAACAGATGAAGATATAAATGTTTTATTAACTGGAAAGGTAACAAATGCCAAAGGTAAAAAGGTAAGACCTTTATTTGGAAAAATATTTGAAATCGCTATTAAAAATATGGATAAGCAAGGACGAGTACCAACATACATACGTACATTTGGTAGAAATGTAACAAATGAAATTGGTGAATCAATTGGCGATGCTACATTTACATTAATAGATGGAAAAATGTTTCTACGTGCTACAACACATGGAGGGTGGGGAAAAGGTAACGAATCAAGACCTGATACAATTGAGGATTTCGCAAAACAGAAATTAGATTTTTACAAGACATTTGAAGAAATGAAACAAAATGTACCAAAACCAAAAGGCTTATCAAAATTGGAGCAAATAGACAAACAATCAAGAATCAAAGAGTATATAGGAAAAGGATATTTGGAGGAAGATGCTATTGAAGCCGTAGAACGTGACTTAAAGTATAGCAAGGATTTAGAAGAGTTGGCAACAAAACAAGGTGTGGAAGACATGGAACTACCAGAGAAACCCCTTACGAAGAAAGAGGTTGGCGACCAATTGGAAAAAGATTGGTTAAACAAACAAGCCGAAAAAGCAAGAAAAGACCCAGAATTATTAGCAAAGTTTAAAGCAAATCAAGAAAAGGTTTTAGCAGATAGAAAAGCATCAAAATTAGTTATTCCTGACGTTATTATAAGGACTATGATTTACAAAAGTATAGATTTTAAAGACTACAAAAAAGCACAAGAATATCTAAACAAAGTACGCAAACACTTTCAGTACGGATTCAACGAAGCCAAATATGCCAAATAATAATATATTATAAAATATTTTAAAATAAATTATTTTTAATCTTCCAGATTCAATACGTAGGCTTCCTTTTCACTTAATACAACCATGGGAAACGTTTTGAGGATACTAACCCAACGGCTATTCAACTTTTTTATTCTTTTTACCTGCTCTTTGTCAAATCCCAGATAACTCTCTAATAAATATTTAAGTGATCTTCCACCCAACCCATGAGGAAATATGGTAATGCTGTGTGCTTCATTCAATATCTTTTTGGTGTCACGTCCATCACACGCTACGTGGCTGGTATAAATACAACTGGTATTGTAATGCCTTCCTGTTTCCAATATGCTATTAAGTATTCCAGTAATTTTAATTTTCATTTTTTTATCCGTAATACAATCCGTGTCATCAAAAATAACTAAACTATCCTTAAAGTCCTGTGCTGTAATGTCATCATTCAAAAACTCTGGTGTCAGTTTAATTCTGCGTAGGTTCTTAATTTTGTCAATACTACTATCATCACTAATGGAAGAAAATAAATAGATTTCACGTTTGGGATAAATCTTCTTGTACTGGTCTATAAAAGCCTTTGAAAAATATGATTTACCTGAACCAGAAGCCCCTGTCACGTATAAAATTTGTCGCTCGGTAGTGATGTTGGGAATCTGTTGAAAGTTTTGTTCTTTACTTGGGGCTTTAAACTCTTTAATATAGTTGATTACATCTTCCTTGTCGGCATTCACGTACAATATTTTATTCTTTTGTGGGTTTTCTGTGTTTTGTAAAATGGCTATTGGTGCTCCTACTTTTTCAAAATTCATTCTTATAATATTAAAAGATATTTTATTTAGATTTTAAAATTATTTTAAATCTTTGTTTAAAACAAATGAAGGCTTTGATAACAACTTTGCTAATTTTTCTTGTAGTTCTTCTGGTGATAGTTCTTTTTCGTCTTCTTCTGTTTTTGGTTTTTTCTTGCTTCCTTTTGGTTTTTTTGATGTGTATTTTTCTTGTAGCCATTTACTCGGTTGTTTTATTTTTTTAATTTTCACTTTCTTTTCGGCAATCATGCGTTGTACGTAACCGCTACTTTGTGATCCACCACTTATACCACCTCCCAATTTATCACTATCTAAAATATGTCTAACTATTTCTGGATGTTTATCTAAAAAATCTTTTGCGTCAGCATTTACGATAGCCTTTACATCGGCAATCACTTCCTCTAATGGTTTTGTCATTTTGTTTAGTGGTAATTTACAAATCTCATCAATTCTGTTTTCAATATCATTTAATTTGAATCCATGTATTTTTGCTAAATCATGTCTAACTATTTGTAGATTTCTAACAACATCTTCTTTTTTTGGTTTTCTAAATTTATTGGTAATAATCAAAGCAATAATATCCAATTCACTTCTATTTTTTGAAAGCAATCCAGTAACACTATTAAAATACTTAACCAACATTTTAACCAATCTCATGTTACCTCCTAACGATTTAAGGTACGCAAAAATACGTTTCATGGATTTCCAGTAATCTCCATGATGGTATTTCACTTCCGCTTCGTGCTGTAAAGAATATAAAATATCCTCGTGAGATTTGGCTACGGCAGTAAAAGTATTGAAATCTCTTAAAGTGATATAATAATTGTTACTAAATTCAATAAATATACCATCTATCAAAGCCGTAATATCCATTTTAATTGTGGATTTCATTAATAGGCATTCTTGAAATGTTACCTTACGTCCATCTACCATTTTGAAACCTTTCTTGATTGAGTGCTTATCCCATCTAATAGGTTCGCCCTCATCATCAACACCGCATTTAAAATCTAATATAAATACGTTTGGGTCTTGTTCCGCTAACCGATATTTTTCTTGAAACATTTCCAATAGATGTTTTGTTGATTTTCTGTAATCTGGTTCTTTAATGAATTCTTGTAAATCGTAATCGCTCCCATATAGAATCTCTTCAATCGCTCCACTACCTATAACTTGATAGTCACCTCTAATTGTAAGAAGATTAAAAATTTGTCTTAAACCTTTCTCGTACTCATGTCTTTCTAAAATGTGTAATTCACTTCTTGGGTCAATAATAGATCCTCCGCTTGACATTTATATAATTATTATATATTTTTATTTTGCTGGTTTTGTTTATTATTTGTTTGGTTTGTGAAACTGGTGGGATTTTCCTTATCTATTGGTATGGTATGCTGTGTTGATGCTGTACGTTTGTAAGGATAAACATGTTGGGAAGTTTTTGAGTAGTTTTGGGTAGTTTGGGAAGTTTTTGTTACTTTTTTCTCCTTTTTTTGAAAAGTGTTTCAACTTTCTATATACGAGGACTACTTTTTCATTTTTGGGTCAAAAAGTAACAAAAACTTCCCAAAGTTCCCATTTTCTACCCAATCTATCTTTCTGTATATTTAAGGATAATCTATTTTCTTCCCAAATAATTAATATTATTTATTAAAAGGATATAAATATAATTTCTTTACATATTGTAAGAATGGAACAGCCACAAAGTTTAGAGGACGCAATCAAAATGATTGAAGCCAATCAAAGAAAAATAGTAGCCTACGACAAGCAAAGGCAACGCATGATTAACTATCAAAAGAAAAATCCAGAAAAATGCCGTGAAAAATCTAACAAATATTATACAAATATTAAGGAACAAAATCCAGAAAAGTATAATGAAATGAAAGAAAGAAAAAAGCAATACTATAATGAAGTAGTAAAAACTAAAAA